ATGTTCGTAGAACTGATTTATGACAAGCGTAATGTTGAGGGGCTCGAAGGGGCCAGAGAGATCATTCTGGCCGAGCTGACGAAGCGAGTTCACCAGATTTTCCCTGCCGCCGAAGTGAAAGTGAAGCCTATGCAGGCGAACGGCCTGAATAGCGATGCCAGCAAAAGCGATCGGGAAAAACTGAACCGCATGCTGGAGGAAATGTTCGAAGAATCCGATATGTGGTTGGTTTCAGAATTCCCTACTGTTCGCCAGGTTGGCCTATAAAACTTATTCGGGTAATATTCACAGCGTTTGCTCGGGCATGAACACTGAGCAATCAACCGCCGCTCATTCTTACACAAAATGGGCGGCGGTTTTTTTTACGAGCCCTGCTCCTGCTTTAAAGCCTCTTCCGTTTGTTTCTGATTCCAGATGCTGTCAACTGGCATTTCTACACGAACGCTGACGAACTGGTGAGCCGGGATGTCAACCGGCTCGCCATCTGCCAATCCATCACGCTCATTCCTGGCAAATGCTGGCGCAGAAGAATGTTCGCGGTGATAGGTTTTCACCAGCACAGAACCATCCGCGCTAACCTCATAATCCAGCCATATAAGTGGTTGCTTATTCCTGTCTGTGGGGATTTCAAATCCTCCGTCGATACCGCCCCAGGCAGCGTCTGAATTGAGTGCTTTACAGCCTTCAATAAGATATTGCCCGACATCCAGACGAGTCACCGTGACGCCTTCTGATTCGTCGTTAGTTTCATACTTACCATCAGTGAAGATTTTGACGACCGGGGATGCCTGCTTTATAAAGCCATTGCTATCCACGACTGTGTTTTTATCATCGTATAATATCCTGCTGTGATTCCATCCAGTTGCTGATGCACCACCAAAAATACGAACTTTGCCAGATGACTGAAAAGGCATTGAAAAAAGGCTATACGTATCGCCTGTCCGGGCAAATATTGTCGGTGAATAGTTCCATATATTCCATGGCTCTGGTATCTGTGCATTATTTCGAAGAACTGTAAGCCCATATCCTGTCAATCCAGCAAGAAGATCATCCTGGCTCGTTGTGTTGAATATTAATGCCCCATCCGGACGACCAAGCCCAAACATGCCGGGCTGCATGACATTGTCGCTCGTTGTTCCTGTGTTTTTTGTTGCAGAGCTTCCCAAACCGAGGTTTGTGCGAGCGTCTGCGGCATTTGTTGCGGCGGTTCCGCCGTCTGCGACAGCAAGCGCACCGTTGCTACCTTTCTGTGCCAGCTTACCGATGCCAGGGATGGTTACGGAGGCGCCGTTGATGGTTACGGTGATGCTCTGATTGGCTGAGGTGGTGGCGAACGTCTCCCACGCACCAATGTTCTCGTCATAATCTTTGATGAGCTGTGACATCGCCTGTGCCAGGCCATCAACTGAGATAATGTCCGACACAAGAATTCCATACTTCTGGCCACTCAGCGCCGGGGAAGCGGCAGGCGTAACCGTCATTGACGTGGCGCTGTTCACGGATGAAATCTGAAACAGTTGCACCGGGTTAGACATCACGATAATCGTCTGGCCAGCGCGAACCTGGCTGACGGGTGCTGTCCAGTTTGTCCCGGTCCCGGTGGCGGTATTTCCGTTAATGGCGATGGTGCCAGTGTTATAAAGCATATTTTCTCCAGGCAATAAAAAACCCCGCCATGGCGGGGCTTGTTAGTGGGGTTGTATCAGTACATAGCGGGGATGATGGGAATACTCATTCCGGTATATCTCTCGCCGGTCACAGAATACTTGTCGGTCCATCGGGAACGGACACGGCCATTTCCACCTTTTACCGAGTTCCCGCTCATAACCAGCCCCTTAGAACGCATGTTGCACCACCCGCTGGCAACTGAAGAGTTGAAACCATAGGAACCAAGCGCAATCATGCTGTTGCCAATATCGACCCAGCTATTACCCGGTGAATAAAACTGATTGCGAAATATAAATGGACGGCGGGTGGTAGAAAAAGTGCACTGACCAGCAGCGTTGATGAAATTTAATCCTCTCCCAGGTACAGGAGCCTGAACCGCAAAAATCGCAATATCGACATTCACAGAACGGGCAATATCGTCATAGCCCGTATAATCCTGCCGGGAGTAAATATTATTACCATCACATTCAAGCGTAGCTGCGCTGTCATTCCAGCGGGCAAAAACGAGCCCTTTGGCCGGAAGTGCGTAAGTACCATTTACATTGACCGTTCCACTATAAACACAGGAAGCAACGCGGCTGACATCAGTGATCGCAATAAAGTCTGTCGAATCCTCAATGAGCAATCCACGGTTTCCACTCTGCCCTGCGGGTAAAATCTGCCAGACTGTGCCGGGAAATGTTTTATCTTTCCCCCAGCCATCTGATGACCAGACACTTTGAGTCAGGGTTCCGTTGCCGTTATTGGTTATCCCATCGAGAACCATAATCGTTGTTATAAGATTCGGAGAGCGAGTCACATTCACAACCGAGTTTGATGGAATGAAAAAAGGAGTCGCTCCGGCAACATAGCCCTGAACAGTCATGGTCTGCTGGCCCCATGCCTCCACAGCCTCCCCACCATAAGAAGGACATTTCATTCCGGCAGTGATGGTCATTGCCGGACGCCCGTCATTCAAATCAATATAAAGCCCCCTGGCCATCAAAATTCCCCCAGAACAATACGCCCACCGTTCGACAAATTGACAGTTACACCGTTGTTATTGATCGTGACTCCTCCTGTTGAGTTGGTAAATCCAAACTGCCCATTTTGAGCGTAAACCCCGCCACGAACCGTCACATTATTGAAAACGGCATAACCAGATTTGTTGATGTGCCAGCCGACGTTCCCGGTTCCGTCCCATGTCGTGGACTGGATGTAATCGCCGATCATCGCGTTCTGAATCCACCCATTACCGATGAATGCCTGATTGATAAAGGTCTGCCCGTTCTGGATCACAAAAGGCAGCGTAACTGTACCGCCTGCCTGAGTAGTGACGGCAAAACGGTCAGCCAGGAAGATAACCTGCGACTGCATGCCGGAGGGTGTATTTTGAACGCCAATACCCATACCGGCAGCGTAATACTGCCCGTTACTGGTTACGCCCACCTTGATGTTGTACATCGCACTTAGGTTACCGTTTACATCTGCAATAGCCTGTGCGTTGACGTTTATCGCTGCGCTGTTTTCGCCTGATTTAACAGTCAGAGTGTTGATTTTTGTTGCCGAAGCCTGGGTGAAATCAGCAAGAGTTTCTGTCAGGTCCGTTGAGTTAGAGATATTGCCACCAGCTTCTGCATCCAGTGTGACCAGCGCGCGTGCGACCGCCTGGCTGGCATCGGCAATCGTAGTATCCACTCTGTCTATACTGGCGCTATTCCCGGCATTCGTGGCGGTTTGAGAACGGCGGGAAGTCACCTGCGCCAGTCCGTTTTGGATTATGGCGATAGCCGAGTTTTTCACTCCTCCTGTCATGCCGTCCATAGAAACACTGATGCTGTCTATTCGCTGGCCCAATGCGGTATCAGCCGTCGCCACGGTCTGCTCAAGCTCCGATAGAGATGACGACACGTCACCAACAGTGCTGGAAAGTTCATTAACGCTGGTCTGAACCTGCCCGATGTCCTGCGCATTTTTTGCGATTTCCTGCGCCTGCAGCTCAAGGTTGTCGGCGTTCTGCTTGATGTCGTCAGCCATGCCAGCTATTTTTTCATTGCTGTCCACCGCGTTCTCGATCAGATCTTTGAAGGTATCAGAGTCTTTAATCTCCTCCAGGATCACGTCTGTGATGTCGGAAACATCGATGCTGGCCTGTCCCCGCACCCATTCTGTGTAACCTGATTCATTGCCGCTGCGGTCCACCAGCTGCGCGCGGTACCAGAAAATCTGCCCAGCCTTAAGGCCCATCTGCTGATATTTGCGCTGCGGGTAAGGCACATCGGCCAGCAGAATCGCATCGTCTTCGGTCCCGGTGAGGCTGTACTGAATTTCCGTCTTCAGCGTGTCGTCGGTATTCGCCGGGAATCCCCAATTCAGCTCGATACCGAATACCACGTTTTCAGAAGCGATGAAGCCAACCGGCTTCGGTGGATTGCCCACTTTACCCGTCAGCGTTTTCTCATCTGAATAGCCCCATCCGGATGAAATTTCTGCGGCATTGATTGCGCGCACGCGCACCAGGTAGCGCCCGGCATAAATCCCCGGGACGTCGAACGACGTGGTGGAGCTGCGCGGCACGTTAACCCAGTTCCCGTCGTTGCGGCGCCATTGCGCTTCATAGGCGATAGCGTTCTGGGCTTGGTCCCAGCTCACGCGCATCGTTTCGACGCTGATATTTTGCTGCACCACGGAAAACGAGCTGATCACGATGTTAGCAGGCGGCGACTGGTTACCCGGAGGGATCACACTCACCGGCCGCTGATCGATGATGGCTCCGGTATCGATGCGGGCATATTTATCCGGGTCGTGCCATGCGCCAGTAATCGAGAAAGTGCCATCATCCTTTTCGGAAACGCTGACAACACGATACTGCTGCGCGTAGAGCTCGTCAGATTCAACCACCCAAACAGCTTCGACCTGTGGCGTCTCACTGTATGCCGTGGTGACTGTGACTGATTCCCCGTTTACGGCCTGAATGGTCCTGCTCTGCGACACTCCGGATGGTAAGTTGAGAATAAGGCGATCACCTGCTGCTGCATCTGCCACGCGGTCAAGTTTGATAACCCGACCGTTAACGGCGCTGATGCGGCCGCCCATAACCTTTCCGGAAAGCAGCTCGTCTGCCACGGCTATGATGTACCCCGGCTGCGGAATGTTTCCGTCCAGCCCGACATCAAACGAAACAACGCGATCCTTGTTGTTGGTGAGGATACCCCAGCGCCCCTTTCGGTTCGCTTCTGACTGCCTGGTGCAGCCGATGGCTGTCATTTCCAGCTGATTGAAGCCGTATCGCGCCACCAGCGCCTGCTCAAAAACCGGCTCCATCGCGTCGGCATAAGCGTTACCCGGGTCTGACCATGAAACCAGCGCTGTGGTGTAGCGGCTTTTAGTGGTGCTGCTCGAATATGTGAAGCGACCGCCAACAACGTTAGCGCGCGTGTAGCTGTAATCAACATCGCGCGGCATGTCAGCCAGGGCCACAATCTGATCCCCGCCCCAGTAGGTCATGCCACGGAAGATAGCGGCAAAATCACGCAGGACTGTGTAGGCGTCGTTCCGGTCCTGAATGTACACGTTGCAGGTATAACGTGGTTCGGTACCGTTGCCCCCTTTGCCGTCTGGTACCATCTGATCACAATACTGAGCAACCTGATAAAGCGTCCATTTATCAATATTCGCAGCGCTCAAACGGTGCCCGAGGCCGAAACGGTCAGAAACAACCAGGTCGTAAAAAATCCACGCAGGGTTATCCGTCCATGCCCACTTAAACGCACCGGTCCATGTACCGCTATAAGTGCGAGTTTCAGGGTCGTATGTATCTGGAACGCGGATAACGCGACCGCGCGGTTCGCATGAAATTTGAGGAATAGAGCCGTTGAACTGGCTTGAGTCGAATTCGATGTAGAGCAGCGCGGTGTTCGGGTAACGTAGTTTGGCGTCAATCACCTCGGTGAAGCTCTGCAGCGTCATCGTGTCGCCGATCTTCGCGCTGTTGGCATCAGAGGTAATCTTACGCAGACGTATTGTCCAGGTGCTGCCAGCCTGCGGTAAATCGATACGGTGGCTGCGCTCATAACCAGACGTCGTTTTGCCGGTCACGCTGGTATTAAGTACCGTCTGCCATGTGCCGCCGTCCGTCTGCAGGTCAATCGCATAATTGACCGAGTAACCCACCAGATCGCCGTCGTCTTCCTGTTTGAAAAGCGAGGGCCATTTCAGACGCAGGCGAACTGCTGAAAGCTGCGTATTGGTAAAGGTGCGCGTCCATGCTGTAGCGCTTGATACCTCAGTTCCTACGCTGATTTCGTTTTCGGTACCGGGAATACCCTGAATATATTTTTGCGCCTGCGTTCCCGCGCGAAACTCCCACGTCACGCCGCTAAAGTTTTGGGAACCGTCGGCATTCTCCAACGCCGTTCCGTCCAGGTAGATATCTTTGCCGGTTAGCTGCCCTGCAAACTCCCCTTCCCCAAGCGCAACGAGGATTTTGGCCTTCGCTACAGATTGCAGATCATCAGGCTGTTCGGTAGGGGTTCGGGAACTGGAACTGCCGCCCTTGCGGCCCTTCAACACTTTTTCTGTAGCCATATTGCGCCCATAAAAAAAGCCACCCGAAGGTGGCCTGAAAAAAGGTTAGTTATCTACTGCTGATCTTCGACATAAATTCCGGCAGAAATAATCGCTCCGCCTATCCGCCGGCGGCCATAAAGGAGCGGTACCGGGTAGCCTTGCGCCGCGGTGTTTGTTACACCACCGAATGCGTATGATGCACGGTTGTCAGCGCTTTGTTTGCTGGCCAGACCTGCAGGTTGAGGAGATAGCATTTGGACAACGCCTCCCAGCATCATGGCTGCACCGAATTTCGCAGCCCCGTACCCCACCGCTGATAGAGTGCCACCTGAGAAATAGCCAATGGCTACCCCAACAACGACGAGCACGGCGCCAAGAATTGTCTGTAATACACCGGCTTTTTTACTTCCGATTACAACCGGTACAATTCGAATAACCTCACCGGTTACCGGAAAACCAAAATCATCCTTTCCGATATTTTTCTTATCTTTGAAAACGGCGTAAGTCAGGCCCCTAGCTTTGCTGGTGATCAGGAATTTCTCCAGCCCATTTATAGTTTTCGTAAGAGAGTTGATGGCCTCAGCGGTTGTGCGTATTAATCGATGGTGAACCTTTCCGTAGGTTTTACCCAAAACACCGCCGAGTTCAATTCGGGTCATGACCTCTGGCATTTTCATTCTCCATACAAAAAAGCCACCCGAAGGTGGCTTGGATTATTTATGTTTTTTCAAAGACATGATCTGGCGGCCGTAGCCCAGTGGTCGTTCCAACCTTTCGCGACGGCATAAACCTTTATATCGCTTCCGCCTGTCGCTGATTTATCGATATTCACTACTGAAAGAGCACCGAATATATCGTCAGATGCTGTGATTTTGTATCCTGACTCAGTGGGTATGCTGGAGCTTGAAGATCGTAGTTCCACCCATTTAGGAGCAAGGCAACGGTTAACTTCATCAACAGTTTTTGTTGAATGCTCTGATAGAATAGGTTTTTGTTCTTCCAGTGAGGAAACAGAACACCCCATCAGCAGGAAGACAAAAATTGGGAGGATAATCTTTTTCATCGCACATCAGTCCTTTTGACAGATTGACTCATATGAATCAATTTTCTTTTGGTCTTGGTCATTAATAATGATGATTGGTCCATGATCATTGACCTTTCCATCTTTGACCTCAATCCGTACATAGTATGGTTTTTTACCCGTATATGCGCCGTATGAATTTTTAGCATTCACATAACCGCAAACATATCCACTATTTTCTCCGAAATCACGGAAAAATGATTCAAACTTAGCGCTATCCGGATCTTTGAGGGTGTCTTTAACTAAGGATTCCCCCATGTCAATAAAATCCTTTTCCGAAGGTGAGCAACCAACAATAATCAGGCTACACGCCAATATCGAAAGAAATTTCCTCATATCCCTAACCCCTTTTTTGTTTTACAAAAGGTTAGCACAGGTCCTTATATCGTAGAACCTTCATCGTCCTTTCCTGCCAGTAGCCACCATACGGCACGCGCTGGCTCAGATGTCCGTACAGGTGGTGCAGCAGCATATTTCCCTCCAGTAGAATTCCCGCGTGATTCCACTTATCGGCCTGGACCTGCATGATCACCATATCACCGGGTTTCGGTGGTCCGTCGAATTCACGGAATCCGCACTCATACCAGCAATCATGATAGAAGTTGTCCGGATAGTCGTTTTCCCACCAGGGATAATCCACCCGGTAATCGTGGAGCTCGATACCATGCGTTTGCCGGAAATAGCTCATTACCAGCCCCCAGCAGTCGAAGTGTCCAAGCACAAACGGACGCTCCAGCAGCGGCAGTTCTCCGCGCGGCTGGATGGTGCGTAAATCCCCCTCCGGCCAGCTCACAATATGCCAGGGTAAAAGCGTTGCGTCGCATTGCGCTTTATCCAGTTCGCTCGGTTGCGTTGTGGCGTCAGGGTGACTGTGAACGATGGCGATCACCGTTCCCCAGTCCTCAGCAGCTGTGTAGTCTTCGGGGCAAAGGACAAAATTGTCCTCCGGCGCCGCAGCAAGATTCCGGCACGGGAAATAACGTTCAACGCGGCTTTTCTGCGCCACCACGCCGCAACACTCATGAGGATATTCAGCTGCAGCATGCGCCATAATCGCATCGATGGTTTTCTGACGCATATCAACTCCTGATCAAAGACGTGCCCGGGAAGCCACCAAACGAGAGTTCGTCATTTTCGCCGAATCGGAGTTTGCAGGCCGTCAGCGTGCCGTTGCATTCATCCAGCGACGGATCGCTTACCGGGTTGTTGTTTTTGTCGAAATAGCGGGTGCCGGCATAGTCGCAGCCGTCGCCGGTACGATATTTATTCCGGATGCACCAGGTACACAGGGAATGAAGCTGTCGCGTCGGGATCATTTGCCCCTGCAGATCCATCGGGCTGGACAGAGCAAATTCAACGGTTTCACCGGCAAGCTCGCCCGTTTTCCCGTCGATATACCAGACCTGCAGCTTTTCCTGAGTCGGGTCTGCTGTGGGGTTGCCGTCTGCGAAATTTCTGGCATCGAGATATTTCTCTTTTGTGTCGTGAATAGTGACTTTCGCCTGCAGCAGATCGTCATACGCAAGACACAGGGCTGAAATGGAGCTTTCGATGTTCGCAACCGTCAGGGATGGCGTTGCATTGCTCCCACTGGTTGATTTCTCTAGACCTTCCAGTTGATATGGCCAGGCGGCATATTCATTTCCCTGCCACCAGATTGGTTTCGCCGGAAGCTTGGACTCATCCCCACCAGCGGCGATGATTTCCGCTTCTGTGTGGGGAATGCTGTAATTGTGAAAGCGGAGAACGTCCGTTAGCCCAAAGGAAGAACCGTCCACCTCAATCAGACGAACATCGTTTCCGGATTCCAGCTTCTGATAATCTGCGTTTAAGCTCATGGTTTAAATGCCTGGATGAATGTTGCTTCAAGGTTGAATTTCCCCGCGCCAAGCCCGGTGGGTTTATACGTTTCGCAACGATACAAACCCAAAGGTTCGAGCGGTGGCTTCCATTGAAAGGCTTTCGTTCCTTCATGCCTGTCGAGAAAAGATTTAATGGCAGAAATGTAGGTTTCGTTGCCAGTGAAGTTGAGCGTCCATTGCTGGGATCTGGTGTTCAATCCATCTCCTGAAACCTGCTCATATCCATCGCCAAACTGGGCTTTTCTGACGCGGAAACTTGTATCAGCCTCCGCGTTAATCCGTGGGCACCAGGTGAAAGTTTCAATGGCCATAATTATCGGGTTCCTTTCATTGCGTTCCAGATGTCGCCGCCGGGACGAATGTCACGCATCACATTCTGCTTATAACGTCGATCAACAAATTCCCCGACCTCGGCACCAAATTGCTCAAGGCCTGGTGAGGCCTGAGTTTGAGTGTTTCCGTTGCCATCGATGGTGATATAAACCTGTGGCGCCGAAGATACGGACTGACCGCCGCCACCTCCGACCGCACGAACGCCGAGAGAACCATCCGGCGCGCGGGTAAGCGGCATGATCGCCTCCGGCCCAGCCTCGCCCATGATTCCGGCCCCGCCTTTTGCGAAAGCGAACATGGTGGGGTTTCTGACGATCCCATTACTGAAAGCGCTCAGAGAGGGGGAGTCATAAACGCCGCCTTTGGCGTTAAACTGGAAGTTCGATCCGTAACTGGAAACCGCCGTACCGGTGCTGGCTGATGCTCCCGCCCCGCCCCCGAAGAAGCTGCCTACACTGCCGATGAGAGAGCCAAAGATGCCAGAACCGGAAGAGGCCCCCCCCATCGCGCTAACCACCGCCATCTGCAGAGCCACTTTTTCGATAATCTGCAGGACAGAAATACCCCACGATTTCCAGCTAACCTTATTGCCTTCTAGCATTGAGGTGACGTTACCAAAAGCGCTGTCGAGTGTGGTTTTCACCCCATCAGAAACCGTGCCGGATACGTTACTGATTTCATCAAACCAGTTTGCATAGCCGCGTGATACTCCGGACATCCAATCCGCTTCAGCTGCTGCAATAGCCTTGTATTTCTTATCCAGAGCATCGAGGGCTGCGGCGCGCTGCGCGATGGCCTCGGTACCGCCGTCCGTTTTAGCAAAAACACGGTCGATCTGTTGCGTCTCGTCGAACCGGCTGCGCTGGCGATCACTCATGCCTGCGGTTTCGGTTTTCAGCGTCGCCTCATCCCTGAACTTTCTGGCCGCTTCAGTTAAATCCTTCAGGGCATCAGCCTGCTCGCGCTGCTTGCGCACGTTCTCGTCGGCTTTTTGCGTCCATTTTGCCAGCTCTGCTGATGATGCCTGGATCGCCCTGCGCTGCTCGTCGGTCCATTTAGTGCCTGCCTGGTGCGATGCCGCGTAAAGCTCGGATGCTTTTTCGCCTTCCGTCGCCCTGACGCGTTGCACATCGATAGCCACACTCAGATCGGCCATTTTCCGGGAATACTGTTCGGCGGTGCTGGCCGCTTCACGCTCGGCTTTACTCTGTGCTTTCGAGGCGGCGGTAGAGGTTTTTTTTGCCTCCGCAGCCGCTGCATCTTTTTTGGCTGCCTGATCCTTGTTGTAGATGTACTGGGTGTAAAGTGCTCCCGTCAGCTTCAGGTCTTCTGCTTCATACACGTGCTGCTGATGGAGTTTCTCTAAACCGCTTAGGCTGGCCAGCTCGTTATCTCGGCGTGAGCGCTCCAGTGCGGTTTGCTGTTGAGGCGTTGCGTTCGCCAGTGAAACGACGGGCCCGGCATATTGCGGCGGCTTGGCGCCAGCGGTCGCTGACATTGAGCGGTTAAGCAGGTCATACGCACCTTTCAGGATAGAGACGGCGCCAGCCTGTTCGATAGCCTTTTGCGTGGCCAGATCGCTGGCCTGGTTTACCAGCTTCTGCGTTTGCTCGACTTTAGAGGCTGCCTGTTCGCGCTGGTACTCCAGCTGGTTCAGCTTATCGGTCAGCTCGATATTTTTGGCCGTGATGTCGGCCTGGTCCATGAAAGTGTTAATCAGAGTCAGCGTCGGATGGCGGTTATAGTCCTGCTGGATTTGGTCAACCGCCTTAAGGCTGTCTTTCACCTTCGCGATCTGAGAGTCGAGGTCGGCCAGGTCCTGTTTTTGCGCCTGTAAAGATGTACGGGCATCAGCTGCGGTCGAACGCAGGCCAAGCACCGACATCTGCTGGAGCTTGGTGTTGATCTCGTCGAGGTTGTTGGCAAAACCTACCGCCTCACGGTGCACCTGCTGGGTATGCTGATACAGGCCATACATCGCAGCGCCGGCACCGATAATCACTCCAGGCCAGCCACCGAGAACACCAAGAACGCCACTACCCAGGCGGGACATCACCGAGGCTGTATTGGTGAGGTTATTAACGGCCGAAGTTCTGCCAGCAAGCGCCGTATTCAGTGATGCCTGAGCAGCAGCAAGATTACGCTCAGCGACAATCTGAGCCTCAATACTCGTCGCCGCTGCACGCGCCTGTTGAGCGCGGTAAACAGCCTGGCGACCAGCAGCAACGCTAACCTGAGCTCCACGGACCTGAGCCTGCGCCAGCGCGACCTCGGCGGCCGTATTAGCGAGGACTGCCCGGGTTGACTGAGCAACGCTGCCGACCATGTTGCCAAAATAACGAGCGAGGCCAACACCAACCAGAATACCGGCTGTATTTGCCACATCATCGATGTTATTCGCCAGGCCATCCAGCACGCCGGAAAGCGTTGATGATGCGCCGACCGCATCGTTCGCCCCGCCAACCCATGCAAGGAAGGCGTTTTGCACTTTCTGTGCAGATCCGCTGATTGATGCAGGAAGGGTGTCGAATTCTTTACGGAGGATCTCGACGTTGGTCAGCAGCGGGACGATCTTGTTGGTTGTCAGCTCGCCGTTGTTGGCCATATTTCGCAGGCCACCAACAGTGGTACCCAGCCCATCAGCCAGCAGTTTCGCCAGGCGGCCGCCGTTCTCCATGATGGAGTTAAATTCTTCGCCTCGCAAAACGCCTGAGCCAAGCGCCTGGCTAAGCTGGGTGATAACAGAGCTCGCCTCTTCGGTACTGGCGCCAGACAGCTTCAGTGAGGTTGCTACGGTTTCTGTAACTTTTGCGACGTCAGCAGAAGCGTAACCGGCATCACGCAGGGACTGCGCAATTCTGCTGTACAGGTTGCTGTTTGCCTCGAGGGATGTTCCGGTGCGCTGGCTAATCTCCATCAGCACGCGCTGGGATTGCACGTAATCCTCACTGGAAGAGGACGCAAGGCGAAGACGCCCATTCAACTGGTTCCATGTGTCGGCAAACTGAATCAGCTGATGCGTGGCAAATGCACCAGCCCACGCACCGGCAAGCCCGGCAGCAGAGGATCGTACTGTTGCTAGCTGAGAGTTCAGGTCAGCCAAAGACCGCTGAGTTTCACGCGTGGCCGCTGCAGCTTTTTTCCCGCCCTGTTCCATAGTGCGGTAGTAATCCGTTCCCATGCGGGACGCTCTGGCGATCTCTGACTGGAAAGAAGATGAGTTCGCCGAAATTTTGATGATTAGCTCGCGCAGCGTTGCCATATTTCACCCATAAAAAAAGCCCGCAGCCGCGGGCGTCAAAGACCGGATATCCAATTTTCGAGTTCTGAGACTTCTGCGACCTCTTCCTGCTCTCCCCACTTCAGCATCACGTCAGGAATGGTGAATTTCCCACCCTGAGAGTTCAGCATTGCAACGGAGATCTGCGCCGCCTGTGCATCGGCGCGCCAGTCACCAATTGGACTGATGCGGTCGAACTCGATCCACATTTTGAGCTCGCTGGCGGTCATGGTCTGGCGCAGTTCGTGAAGAGTGCGCCCCATCCGGAGCGCCAATGACATCAGGAAAAAGGTCAGCGGCTGCTTTACGGCTTTCCCGCTTCTTCCTGGCTCATTCCGAGGTTGAGGGCCTGAGCCAGCAGGCGGGAGTGCACAGGACCATAAATTTTAGATACCTGCTCTTGATCCTCATCGCTGAATACGCGCTCGCCGTTTTCATCCAGCAGAACGTCAATAAACAGAACCACATCAGCCTCTTTGTTACGCAGAAACTTTTCAGCCTCCGTCAGCGTCGGTGCCTCTTCGCCATCGGCGAGCTGGGGATTAACGATCTCCCTGAATTTCACCCAGGCATCGCCAGAAGGTTCACGCAGCGTTACCTTTGCTCCATCCCATTCAGGGACCGTGATACCTTCTTTGGTGCGATAGGCTTTCGATGCTGTAAGCGCCACGTTGCGTAATGAATTCTGTGATGTTTTTTGCGCCATTTCATTTTTCTCTTGTTACATGGTCGAAGGGATAAAAAAAGCGGCCGAAGCCGCTCAAGAACCAGACGCGTGGATGCGTTTAGGTTTGCCGCGTACACGCAGAGAATAGGTAGCGCCAACAACGGAAGAGGTTGCAGCAGACCATGAGCTCTGGCGTACCTCCACCAGCACGTAGAAACCGTTGCCAGACGGGAATACCACGCGCAGCGCGCGCAGTTCGTCATTTTCGTAAGCGGTCTGCAGTGCCTCCTGTGCTGCTTCATCGCCAACCCAGTTACGGGTAATGCTCATTTCAGCAGGCGCGGCGAGGCCGTTGGTTTGCTCCTGTTCAGTTGAGCAAAGCGTGGTTACGTCGATATCCCCTTTCTGCCCGCCGGTGAAGGTGATCTCCTTTGTTGCACAGGCCGCTTCGAGCCAGGTAATGCCAGCCCCCGGGAAACCTGAGGCGTTAAAATCCTCAGCGGTTACCGGTGCGTCGGAGACGGCAAAGGTCATCCCCTTTGTTACTTCATACTTACTGGTCATGGTTTCTCCAGATAAAAAAGACCGCCGGGGCGGTCTGTTATGGTGGGTAAGGTTAAACGGTTACCTGAAATTCGAGCGTTGCCCGGTAATAGCGCAGATCAGGCTCATAGCCCGGCGTTTTCACAATGCTTTCCGGCTTCAGCACCTGCAGTGCATCAAGCGCCATATTCCTGATCGTGCGCGCTTCATCGATGGTGCTGGAATAGACATCAACCTGCACAGAAACGGCAGATTCAGCCTGGCCGCAAAGAACGTCTGCGGCCACGTCGGTAATAATCGAGAAAATTACCCAGGGCGGAGAGACTGAAGGATTCCCGTCACTGCCGAGCGGCGCAACGTAGGGATAAACCTGCCCTCCGGCCAGCGGCGCCAACAGAGGATAGAGATCGTCTTCCGTCATTTGCTTAATGCCTCGTCAATGGCCTGGTTCATGCGCCTGATTGCGACCTCCGTCGCCTGCTCCTGGCGTACATCGAACGCGGGACGAATGAAAGGGTGCGGCGGCATGTTAACGGTACCCATTTCGACGAACCGCCAGTAAAAGGCGTTTCTCGGGTTATTCGCCTTCATCGTGTTATCGCTGTTCCCGGTGCGCGGGTTAACACCACGAATGTGGACACCGGAAGAAATTTCCCCGCGGCGGCGGCTTTTTTGGGTCACCACCACCACGTTTTTTTTCAGTTTCCCGGTACGCACCGGAGCGCGGGCGATCACTTCTTCCTTAAGCACTTCGGCGCCAGCGCGCGTGGCATCACGCAGAACCTTGTTATTTTCAGCGCGGCTAAGCGCCTCCAGATCCTTTGCGATGTCATTTAACCCGGAAAAATCGAGGCTCGTCTCAATCATTTTTCAGCTCCCTGCTTGCAAAGAATTTCGAGCTGAACACCGCGAGAATCTGGAATCGGTGGGCCAATGATATTCAAAATAGCGCCTTTGAACGGTCCGGTTTCAACCCTGAGTCTGGAAGCTGCAGAGATATCGCTACGAAATCGTGTCCATACCCTGATGGTGGCGACTGCGGTTTCAGCACCAGCGGCTACCAGCTCTCGCCCACTAATACCTTTTACTTCTGCCCAGGTTTCTGCGCCGTCGTGCCACGCTTCAACAGGCTGACCTGAAGGATCACGCGATGTTGTGATGTTCTGAATTACCACCCTGTCTCTCAGTCTTCCGGCCTGCATAAAATCCTCCTATACCCCGTAAATTCGGTATGGCTGCAGCAAGGCTTCAACTGCAAGCGGGACCTCTGCAACGGTCTGACCGACGGCCACTGATTCTCTGTTGGCATACCAGTGTCCGATCAGCAGTAACATGGCCGCCTTTACATCGTCATTAAGAAGAATCGGGTCCGGGTCTTCTGCATAGCCAGGGCTGCTTTCAGACTCATAGAGCGTTCGCCTTGTCCATGTCTGGACGTACCGCGCCGCTGCCCCCGTGTAAATCTTCAGCAGATCATCATCACCGGTAAAATCGGTATCAATGCGGCAGTGCTGTTTCACCATGTTCTGATCAAGCATTTGTTTGCCCCGAAAAAAGCGGCCCGAAGGCCGCAATATTTATCAGCTACCCGCGCCAGTGCTGAATGAACCATACACGAAAGCTTCAGGGCGTTTGACGGCCAGCGCCAGACGCTCTTCGCAACGAATGGAGATCATGTTTTTCTCGAAGTCGTCGGCGTTCTCCGTGGAAATCACCACGTTCGCATCTTCGCGGTCGAAGATTTGCGCGCCAGCGTTGAAAGCACCGGTCAGGAATTTACCCTGGAAGGCTGCCGCTTCGGTGGCAACAACTGGCAGGCCCCACAGAGTCGGTCCAGTCAGCGCCGCAGGGTTAGCCAGGATGTAGCGGCCAAGGCTGTCTTTGGTCAGCTCGATACGTGCCCAGTCAATGAAGTGAAGGACGTGGCCGGATGCAGGGAAGCGCGCCAGTTGCGCCTGCAGCATTGCCAGACGCAGATCGTCAATACCGCTCTGATGTTCAACAGTAAACGCCGGGTTAAACGCTGAAGCCTGAGGGACGATGCCATGCAGATGCACACCGGTACCGTCACCGAAGAGAATTTCCTGCTCTTCTGCGTACTTCAGTCCGTAGCGCATTTCGGCATCAACGGTTGACTGCAGCTGAGCGAAGTCATCCAGGATCTGCTTGGAGGCTTTGAACAGGTGAGCGATAGTGCTTACACCAGTGATTTTCGGCGTAAACTCAATGTCGCTGTAGGGTTTCTGCGTATTTTCAGGAACCACTTTCGCGTTGTTGGTAAAGCCTGTCTGCTGCACCCAGAAAATAGCCGGGGAGGAAGTACGGCCAGGCGCAATCAGATCGCGAATGAACAGGCGCTGTTTTGGTGCCGTATCGATGCCAGGAATTCGCTGGGGTTCGACGACACCATCAGGCACATCCACCGAAGTCAGTGCGGCTTTAACCGGGATGCTGATACGTTTTCCACCTTCCACGCCAGAGGCAAAGGTTTTCAGCGCTTCAGCAGAGATCACCTGGTGGCCAACGGACTCGATAACCTGTTTCGCGTTTGCCAGCGGCATCTGGGCAACATGTTGCTCCAGTTCGCCCATCGCGGCCTTCAGCGTTTTTTCTGCTTCACGCAGGGCGTTAAACTCAGAAGCCATTTTATCAACGGCTGCCTTTGTTTCTTCAGACAACTTGCCCGACTTCTGCGCCTCTTTGACTGCTTCTTCTGCTTTCGCGTTGAACTTGCTGGTTGCTTCTTCAATGCTGGCAGTGACTTTTTTAAGAATATCGTTTACTTCAGACATAAAAGGTCCTTATTTGACTAACGCCGCCAGGGCGCTTTCAAGTGAATTGAGGGTTTCAGGTTTGATATCTTCGGCAGCGCCCGGCGTACCGTCGTGGGTGGTGACAGCGCCAGGCATGCCACCGGATAAGGCTTTAATGAGTTTTCGGCGCTCAGAGCGCGGGGTGTTGGTTTTAGCCAGTAACGCATCGAGTTTTCGCAGCGCGGCGGCGGGAGATTCGTCACCATCGCTGACCGCATCAGCAGAAAGCAGGCTGTCTGCCAGTCCCTTCGCCACAGCATCACTGCCACCGATATAGCTTTCCGCATCCATCAACTTCTGTACGGCGGCCATATCCAGACCGGAACGCGCAGCGTAGATGTCAGCCATGGCGGTGTCGAAGGGTTCCAGTGACTGTGCCAGTTCAGCAAAGTCATGGCGGTTTCCCATTGCGTAGACCCAGCAGTTATGGATCATCAGGAAGGCACCACGGCCAATCTGAATATCATCCCCGGCCATCGCAATTATTGAGGCGGCACTGGCGGCAATGCCAAGTACCTTCACCGTCACACGGCCTTCGTATTCGCGGAGAAGGTTGTAAATTGCCAGGCCTTCAAACATGTCACCGCCCGGGGAGTTGATATTCACCGTAACGTCGGCACCGTTCATCACCCGAAGCGCACCGGCAATACGTTTAGCTGTTACCCCTTCGCCCCAGTAGTCCTGCCCGATAACATCAAAAACAGAAATGCTGTTATCGTCGGTGGCAGCCGCTTTGATCCCGCCGTCCCAGCGGTCCAGTGCGGACGGTAATGTTTCACAGGTAACGCGCGCGCAGGGGCGACCTGCCGGTGCTACCGGAAGTTGTTTTTTGCTCATCAGGAAAGTGCTCCTAAGCGGCCTGTTTCAGCGGAGATTGTTCAAAGGAAATATCGGGGAATACGTGGTTATGCAGCTCTCGCAGGGCCAGAGCCTGAACAGCAGGATTGCTGCTATCGAGATTTTTCAGTTGCGTCAGGTTGAGCTGAACGGTGTAAATATCGCCCCCTTCAATCGGCGGCATGTTCTCCAGACGGCGAACATCATTACGGGACATCCAGCCATTCTGAAGCGCGCTGGTATAGTATGCCGCGCGACCTGCACTATCGGCTCGCAGTAGACCTTCAACAGAGAATTCTGCAAACACTTCGTCATCGCTGTCGAGTAAGCACCGGCCAATTTCCTGCTCAATATTTACCAGCAGCGGTCGAAGGGTATGCGTCAGGAACTGCAGGTTCATCCCTTCAAGACTGGATGCCCAGCTGCTTTGTTTCGTGGTATGACCGACCATGAAAGGCGGCACGCGAAACCAGCGACAAATTTCCTCAATACTGAAAGAACGGCTTTCCAGCATCTGGGCATCTTCAGGGTTCATGGTGACGCCCTGATACTTTAACCCGCCTTCAAGTACCATTATCTTTCCGGCATTTTTAGAGCCGGTAAATGCAGCCATGTAGCCGCGAAGCCTTTCACGTTGGTCATCACTGAGAGCATTTTCAGCGGAGAGGAAACCTGAACTCTGAAGCCCCTGTTCAAAAATCTTTGCCGCAGATTCTTCAACAGCCATCGCGGCACCGATCACATCCCGGCCCGTTTTCATCGGCATCATGCCGCAAACGCCATCCAGACCGAACCCGCGAATGTGCATGATGTTTTTGACGGGAATGACGCGCTCGTTACCGTTTTCAGTATATTTGTATTCCAGCGCCCCGGTAGTAAGACGTTTAACCACCATGTTCTGCGGCAGCAAAGGCACCAGCGAAACCAGGCGATTTGCGATGAATTTCTTCTCAATGAAGGCGTTCCCGCGCAGGCAAATACTGGCGACCACCATCAGCATAAAGCGTGATGGAGTCATTTCTGAATTGGGACGGCGACACAGTACAGAATAAGCCGGGTGGTCGGTTGCCGCTTTGCGCGAACCGTCAGGCTGTCTGACGTATATTTTCAGCGGAAGGGTTGAAATAGACTCGCTTAACAGCCTTACGCATGCCCATACAGCCGATAGCTGGATGGCTTTATCGGCCGTTACCACCTTTCCGCTGCTGCTGGTACCAAACCATTCCTCCCAGAACGTGCCGGTAGTCAGGCTGATAGGCACGCCAAGCCAGTTAAGCAGAGCACTTTTAACCCTGCCTGGCCGTTTGTTTTTTTTCATCAGAAACCTACCATGATGGGATTATTGAAGAATCCGGAGAGATCCTGCTGGTCGTTGCCACCGTTAACCAGAACACGGCTCATTGCTGTGAACAATGCCGCCGGGCCATCAATCTTGGCCTCCGGTGTGGACTTGTTAGGAAAAATGTTCTCGTTCCGATCAGGTTTGACGGTTACGTTGGACATCATCCAGTTCATCACCGGGTGATCGCTGTGATGAAAGCGTCCACCGTATACCAGTGCTTCGACCTCTTTCATCGCCTCAGAGAAATTGCGAACCGTCTGCGGCACTTCCACCAGCGGCAACCCTTCCTCTGCCAGCGAAAGGCTGAACTGCGTTGCACTCCACGGATCAAAGCCGATTTCTTTCAGGCTATCACCAGCAACCCACGCCTGCAGCTCTTCCTTAATCTGGGCATGGTCGATTACATCCCCGTCGGTAAGGATCAGTTTGTCCATCTCGGCCCACTTACGATAAAGCTCTGCCATCTGACGTGAACATTTCTCAAGGCGTCCTTCCGGCAGCCAGAATTTAAAATCCGCATGAACGTGGCCACCTGGCGCGCGCCAGACTTTAGCGGCTGCACAGATATCAATTTTGTTTGAAAGGTCAACGCCCACCCAGGAGGGATAGGTTTTAAGTTCGTGCTGCGGGGCGATAAACTCGCATTTTTCCCATTTCATCATGTCCATCCAGGCAGACTCAGCGGTAACCCAGATATTCATGTGTTTGGTGAAAAAGTTAATTCTGGCCGAAACCTGCTCTTTCGCCTTTTTAGCCAGGCGGCGCAGGTCATCCCAGCGCTTACAGATACCCAGCCCCGGATTCGCCTTCTGCCAGACTTTTTCATCAAAGGGATCGTCACCTTCATCTAAGGTGTAGATGATGGCAAAAAACGTATCGTCTTTAACCAGGCCGCGCAGGACCTTGATTGCGTAATCGCGTAGTTCGTAACAGATACCTTCTTTGTTGAAGCCTGCGGTGGTGATACCGAAAAGCAGCGATTGCAGGCGCGCGCCTGTGGCCGTCTCCAGAACGTCCCAGACGTCACGGGTTTTATGAGCATGCAGCTCGTCGACGATTGCACAGTGGATGTTCAGGCCGTCGAGGTTGTTCGCATCTGATGATAAAGGCTCGAATTTGGAGGCCGTTTGCTCCTGGTAGATAGCGAGCTTGTTGAATTCGAAGATCCGCCCAAGAGTGGCTTTCGCCTTCTTGACCATATTTTTCGCGTCTTCAAAAACAATTCGCGCCTGGTCACGGGTGGTTGCAGCGGAATAAACCTCCGCCCCGCCCTCGCCGTCAGCGCCAGCCATATAGAGCCCCACGCCGGAGCAAAGTGTTGATTTGGCATTTTTACGGGCCACCTCAACATCTGCTGTACGGAAACGCCGGACCATCACCGGCCGACCGCTGCCGTCGTTACGCAGGACGGTTTCCCCCGTCTCTTCGTTAACCAGCGGGATAACAAAACCAAAAATATTAATCAGGATGAAAACATGCCAGTCCATCAGCTCAATAGGCTGGCCTGCCAGCGCGCCTTTTACGTGAGGAACAAAATTATAGAAATTCAGAATGTGCTGCGCGCGCGGCTCACTGAAGAAAATACCGCGCTCTTCGCCATGTGCCAGATCGTCAAGAAAACGCTGACAGGCAAGGCGCACGTACTCACAGGCAATAATTTCCCCCGCCACCACCCTCTCGGCGTAGCGGATGCCTTCTGCAACCTTAGCCATTAATCCCTCGCTTTCATAAACTCGGCCAGCGGATCAACCGCATCAGGACCTTTTGCATTCACTTTAGAGCGGCTGGCTGGCGTCATGCCGAACTCACCGAGCATGGCGCGCAGACGTTTCCAGGCATCAGCTTTCATGACGGCTGCCGGGTGAGCCTTGATCATCACATCCCCGCTCTGCGTTTCGGTCCGGTAGGTGTACCCCTCAATTTCAAGCGTGTCGCAGTGGTGCCGGTATTCGGTATATGCCTCAACCAGCAACTCAAGTGCTCTGGCGTCCAGTTGGGACATCACACCGATAGCATCGAGCTCGTCGGCCATCCGCTTAAACCAGTATTTCCCCTGCTTGTCGAAATGCTTCGGCGTTGGGGGTACCCCTGCAACTGGCTTTGGTTCGTTTTCATTAATCGGGCGTTTTGATGGGTTACCCCTCACCAAACGTAGATGGGTCGGGGTTTTCGGTGGTCCAGACATAATCGAAAACTCCTATTAATCATCGAGTGGGGGACCCCTAAAAAAAGTTTTCTAACCTGCGGCGATGTGAAAAGAGGTTAGGCGGCGGTCCTTTGGGGTGATTCCCCTGAGGTTTTTACCCGCCCTCCCCCTTTGACCAAATATCTGGATGGCACAGATGATCCCTGATGCGGCGAACATGCGTCTGCGTAATACCGTAGCGCTTTGCAATTTCTACCAGCCTCTTACCAGAACTCGCCTCTCGCTCAATGCTCAGGATGATTTCTGGCTTCAATTTTGTTGCGACCGCTCGCTGTCCGCGCCGCAGACAAGCGGCCGTTCCGTGCTGCATGCTGTCTGAAGTGTTCTCCTTTGGCGTTCCCCAAGCGAGGTTTGTTTTGCAGTTGTTCAGCGGGTTGCCATCCAAATGGCGGGTGATATGGGCTTCAGATGGCTTTGGCCCGGTGAAGGCAAGCAACACAAGCTGGTGTACTTGCTTCTTCACTTTCGTATCATTACCGGCTCCGGTGTTTACATTCACGTGCCAATACCCGTTATGTAGCCGCATCGACAGCTGCCGAACGCTACCTGAGCGGAGCGAGTAAATAAGACCATCTTCACTTGCCAGATATCCTGGATAACCGGGAATATCTTTCATCTGGGCGTGCGGAAGCCCTGAACCATGTTTCGATTCAGTCATCTTCACCTCGTTACTTAATTTCTGTTCAGGCGTTCGCGTGCTGTCTTAGCTTTATGGCAGCCGCGGCAAATTGATTCCAGATTAGAGAGATCGTCAGTACCGCCTTGAGCTTTCGGCTTGATGTGGTCCACCGTCTCAGCAGGTGTATACCTTCCATTTCGCAGGCATTCCTGACAAAGGTGTTTATCCCTGTCGAGAACGATTGGGCGCAGCCTGTCCCACTTACTGCCATAACCGCGCTGGTGCCTGCTCTGTCCTCGCTGATGCTGCTGCCAGCCTTCGTTAAGATGCTTGGGGCAATACCCTGAGCGGTCTGTGGTTGTGCCAGGGCAGCCACGCTTGCGGCATGCTCTCGGTATTAACGCAGGCATTAGGCTAACCTCCATGCCCGGCGGCGTTCTGTTCGTGGTGCTGAGTCAGGATGACACTCGACTGATTCAAAGTCTGCATGGTCCACCAGCGAGTAACACGGATAGACCACTGCACCGCCCCAGGCATCACCCACGGCATAATCAGCGGGCTTACTGTTATCCCATCGAGACAGCACGCGGTTGATATGTTGCGGAGGTACGCTATAGCACACCCCGTGTATCAGTCGCGGCAGAGTGATGTAGTCAGCCTGAGTTTTATCAGCAACTATCAACCGCTCGGCTATCTGCATTTGATACTGGGGTGGTCGGCCTGTACCGAGATAAAAACTCACCAGAGAATCAGGGAAGCGGTTTAGCCAGTGACCTATCACCAGCTCAGTAAGACTGCTTGAAGGCTGAGCATCATCTTCAACAACAATTACCCGGCATGTTTGTTCTGCTGCCCATTCAAGCGCGCGGCGATGATTCCAGTTCGCGCCGTGGTTACCGTCATCAATCAACAAATGAGCATCCAGCAGTGCAGCAAGACGTTGTGCATGACCTAAGCGAGAGTGATGGCCGACCACCACAAACTTTATCAATTCAGCCACCAGATACCCCCAATAAAAAAGGCCGCTCGATGGCGACCTCAGGATGTTTAGTAAAAATGTTAACGGCGTGCGCTTATGAAATTCGGGATGGTGTCGCCTAATGCAGACCCATCTAAAAAATCCCCCTCGAGCTCTGGCACTTTAATTATTCTTCCGCCTGTTTCTTTTTCATAATGAAACGGGACAGTTACTTCTTTCCCGTCGATCATAACCAACATAGTTCCTTTAGACTGCTTTTTAAGGACGCTGCGAATGTAATATTTAAAAGCACCAAGTTTCGCTTCGTCAGAAAGATGAGGTAATTGCTGACGGAAATGCCAGTCCTTTCCATCTGGTAAAATGAAATCCCACTGAATTTCACTATTGCCTACCAGGCGAACATTTTGCTTTGAGAAAAGGCTTTCGTCCTCCCCTCCTAATGGAGCCATAGCTAAGACTTCATTTTCATGGGTGAATGCTTGCGGCTTCATAACAACCTCTTCTTGGGTGCTTGTCATGTTATAGAAGGCAGGCGATGACGGTGTCATTTTTCGGGAACTAACCTACCCACTTACATTATGCCATGCTCTCGTTACTTATGGCGAAACCATGCGCACTCCTTACCGATACCATCAGTTTTGAATACGGTATGAACCAGAGGGCCAGTGACGAGCCTGTCAGCAAATGATTGCGCGACAATACCGAACGCCAGCATGTCACCCACCGCAGCGCCAGCCTGTTCTTTCTTCCAAAAACGATAACTCTCTATCCGGTAGTAAAGACGGATGATGCCGTGAGCGAACGCCATTACATCATTGCGGGTTCCACCCAGCAGACCAGCGTTAAGCATCACATCGCCGCGGTGCGCTTCAATGAATTCCTGATAGATACGCTCAGGGTGATTCTGTTTCGCCCAGGTGTCGGCGTAGGTCTTCGGTTCAGAACCGACATATACCTTCCCGGGTTCCATTTCTTCCCACGGTGCGCGAAGCATTTCGACATCGGTACCATCGGTGCACCAGACAAACCGGTATTCAGGATGATTGCGCAGGTGCTGCCAGATGTGCAGCCAGCGCCGGAAGTAGACATTCATCTGCACGTCAGGGACGCAGTGAAGTTCAACATCTGCCGGGGCTGTCTGCAGTTCATCCACCAGCGCGATACGTCCACACTGCCGGAGTGATGCGGCCCATTTAGCCAGCATGTCAGGCGAGGCCGTCAGTTTAGTACCGCGCTGAGGGTCAGGCTGACTGGTGAGCAGCGTTGTGATTACCACGTCGCGCTGCTGCCGGTATTCAACGTAACCGGTATACCCTGCATCGCGTCGTTCGTTGTGGATCTTCACGTTACGTTCCACCAGCGCCTGGCGGTCGGGCCTCGGCACTGAACGCTCTACGGCCTCATGCTCATCGAGAGAATGGATAAGCTTTTCTGAACCGACGACATCAGCGTATGCCCACGTCGTGAGGCCAGCGTTATGAATCCGCAGGGCGAGGTCACTGTGTTCGTACATGCCGCGACCATAAACCGGATCGAATCCGCCTACCTTCTCGATGGCGCTGCGGTGGTAATAAAGCATCACGCCGCGCTGCCCGGTGTACGCCACATGCTGATCGTCACGGTAAAGCACCGAAAGGTCATTCAGCTTATTGCGGCCAGCCAGATCGAGAAACTGGTAAGCCAGGTGCGGCTCTGGTGATTCGATGTAAGGCAGGTGCCAGTTATCAGCGATGGCATACGCATCGTCGTCCCACAAAAATAAATGTTCGCATCCTGAGTCCATAAGGCATTCAAGGCTGGAATTTTTCGATGCGACAATTCCTCGTGACTTATCATGTCGGATTAAATTGCACCACTCCGGCACTTTTGCAGGAGGGTTGGACCCGTCATCAATGACGAATACCACTGCGCCGGGAGGTAAATGTTTTCGATGTTGCTCAAGTGAATTGGCGAGCACCTGCGGCCTGTTATGCGTAGTTATCCCGATGCCGATTTTATTGTGAGAAACGCTATCGGCGCGGACATAAGGAACCCCATCAACAATGACGTCCATTATTTTCCCTCAAATTCGTATCGTGCTTTCTCAACCGCAGCCGTTGCTTCGGATAATGTCTCAAATTCCTTTTGGAAAATGATATCGCCATTTCTCGTCAGTCTTGCCCTGTACTTACCGCTTTCCCTGATTGAGACGCCCATCACACCAGTCGAGCTCACAGGCTTTATTCGATTCCAGATATTTACTGTGTGCGTTACCACTCTTAGGTGTTTTGGGTTGACACACTTTCGGTTATGGCAGGCGTGATCAAGTTCAAAACCATCAGGTACATTCTTGACCAGTAGTTCATAACTGGCTTTGTGTGCCAGGGTCATAACCCCTTTGTGTTTGAACATTCCATAACCGTCTGGATTTATGTATGCAAGCCAATTCCAGCATCCGGTTGAATCATCAACCATATACTTGCTTCTCAGTCTATCGAGTGGTGATTTTGCTTCGAGGGATCCCGTTTTATAGAGTCGCAGATAATGCATCTGGCACATGCCTTTGCAATGCGCTGGCCGTTCACATGAATTAACGGAACAGGTTTTCCCTGCATTTCTAACAAGTCCGCTCATCGGAATTACCTTTTAGTGATGAACCTTGTCGCACAGGAGATCCGGCCCTCAGAAGGCTCCGACACCAGCCGGTTCCTCAAGGGTCATCCTGAAAAGTTCTGAGTAGAATGTGCGCGTGCGATGCGCATTAAAAAGCCCCGCTATTGCGAGGCTCTGTTTTCCTTCTGGCAGTTCGCCTGCCACGCTTTGTTATGTGCCAGGATGTCTTTCTTCGTCTGGCGATCCATGACGTCGATGTCGTGATCGGTCAGGTAGATTGGCTTTACCCAGTCACAGGCGGTATCAACCACCACCGGGACGGTTCCACGTGTCACGCAGCTCGCGATCAACATCGTCATCAGGCATGCGGTTAACAGTCTGCTGTACATTGCTGGCCTCTTTCGTTGCTTCTACCCGGCGTTCGGCTACTGCTTCAGTGGCTGCGGCCTTTTCTTCGGTGCGCTGCTGGTCTGCTTTGGCTTCCGCTTTGCTGGTGCCGCGTGAATGGCCAATGCCAAAGGCACCAGCGATAGCAGCCATAACAAGTGCAGCAATACCGATTATCGTTTCTAAACCCATATCAACCTCATACCAGTACTGTTTTGGCCTGACCGAAGCGAGCGCGACGATCTTCCAGTCCGTTCGTTCCGCCGTTGATAATCTTCGTCACGCGCATCAGGTCGCCAGAATGATTAAGGCAGCCCTTAGTGACAAAGAACCATGCCGCACTTCTTGCCGCGTATACGTCTTCAGCGAGCAACTGAGGTTGCTTAACCAGATCAACTTTCAGGCCGTTTCCACAATCACGGTAGTTGTTGAGGCCGGTAATCTGGATAAGCCCACGCCCACGGTATAACCAGCCGTCGCCGGGTGCGTTGTTACCCATGCGTTTGCTGTATACCAGGTTCGCAATGGCTCGCTGGCGCTCAATCGGTAATGTCCGTTCTTCAGGGCGGCGGCCTAACGCGTTTGCCTGTTCTGCGGTAAGGCGTCCTGCACGAATGAAGTTAACTAGTGCGGCAATCCGGTAATTGAAGCTCTCCACCAGGAGAGTGAAGCCAGCTGATTCATGCCCAACCTGCGCAATGAACATGGCCTGGTCTACCGGCTTGGTAATGCCGAATTCTTTCATCGCATCGGTGACTGGCTGAAACCAGCGCGCAGCTAACTCGGCGCTTAGCCCAGCCGCCTTTTGAAATTGTGATTGGTTCATTAGTGCCTCAGTGCATCAACCAGACGCGCCACGTTTCCCCGAGCCCAGAGAACGGCAGCGCATATCAGGACGTTCACCAGCACCACAAACCAGTGCGATTCATGGTACAGGCCGAACAGATAACGGAAAGGAACGCTGGCGTATACCAGAACCGTGAAATAAGCCATCAGCGAGATCAGTGGGCGATGTCTCGCCCCACCTCGCTGGTAGAACATCAGGACAAGGACGATTACGCCGCAAATAACGGCGTTCACCATCGCACTCGGATCACTTGTTACCATTGCTGGCCCCTCCTCCACGTAAGCGAGAGAGAATTCCAAACAGGCTACCCAAATCCTGACTGTTGACGAACGTCAGCAGCTTAATAGCCACTGCGGCAACTATTACCGCGCCCAGCGCATCAAGTGGCCTGTCGCTATACCCCGTCCATTTGGAGAAATAAGAGCCAAGCAGTGGCGCGCCGATAACGCCGAAGATGAATGAGGTGATGAAGTAACCCACCAGCTTAAGGCGGCTGATATTAACCGCCGTAGCGACGTAGAACACCGCGCCAGCGAATGCGCCAAACACCACACCGTAATCTATGCCGGTTGCCAGGCCGAACATGCTGGCCCCCATCAGACCACCAGCAGCTACCGTAGTGCCAGAAACAGGATCGGACATTTAGCCCCCTCTTATTGCCGTGAGTCCTCTCAGATTGAGGGGAAACAAAAAAGGCCACCCGATGGCAGCCTTAGAAAAGCAAAACCCCGCCGAGGCAGGGTTTCAATGTTTGATTTCGTTTGGACGGTATCTTCCACGATTAGAAGCATACAGGACAGTTTTATGCAAAGTCAACACTAACGTGCAAAAAAGTGTCGCCATTTGCTCCGATCATATTAATAAGTTGTCGCCTTCTCAAATTCGACTGCTGCGTGACGCTCCCCCTGGCGCAGAGTGTCCACCAGCATTTCATAGAAGGGTTTCCAGTTGCGTGACCATGAGGATTGATGGAGGTCCGGGAGACGCTTCAGAATGGCACGGTGTACCGTCGCCGAGGAGATTGCAGAGAAGCCATTACCAGAGCAACGTTCACACGTTTTGAAAACCGGTGCGCCGCGGTCTTTAGTCGCTTTGCGGTCCAACACTTCGCCTTTACCGCCACACCTGCACCGGGCAAGGATCACTTTCTTTCCTCCGCATGTTCCGCAAACCCTATTCACAAGCTCATTTTTAATCTTCGGGGCCACCACTTCGGCACCGTCGGCGTCGAAAATACCAGGATGTTTAATCACATCCTCATTCGCTGAGAAAAACCCGGTCCCATTGCAGCTGTGACACGTCACGCTGGTAGCCGCCGAACGGGAATAATCAGCAAAGGCAAATTGCGCCAGCATCTGCATACACCATCCGAACTGCCCACCAGCTGCTTTGCGAACATTCTTCGGTGCGACATCCATCGCATATCGCGCCAGCGCCTGAACTGCGAGCTGTTCATCCGTTTTGCTGATTCCCGCTTTACCGAAGAACGCCGCCAGGCCGAAGCGCGCACGGCTGCTGGTGGTGCCAATCGCCGCCATTACATCTGTTCCTGTAAGGCGATCCGGAGAGGTTCCTTTCACGTCGTCGCTGATGTGCATGCCCTGAGGGCTGAAATGTTTGAGTGATGCTTCCAGTTTCATTCTTCACACTCCCCTACCAGGTTAAGAATCACCGCCGCGCCGTCGTTTTCCATGTACTGGGCCTTTTCACTTTCAAGGAACCAACGACATACCTCGATAGCTTCAGCTCGCGTCACGGGTTTGATGGTAGCAAGCAATTTTTCAAGGTAGCGCTCGCGGTCATGTACGGATTCGTGGTGTTCGGAGTAACCGTATTCGTGTTCGAGCTCGTTCCCGGCAGTGTTGCGCGCCCAGTAAAGCCAGTCCCAATAAATCAGCTCACGGACTACATCCGAAAGCGTGTGTGGCTCAGGCAACACATCGCGATATCCATCAACAAATGCCCGACGCTGATCATCAATTTCATACATACGGCTGCCGTTAATGCTGCCTGCTTTCTTCTCGGCCGGAGTCCATCCCCAACGGTGATCGGCGATAAATTTCGGGGAAGACTTGATTACTCTCTCAGCTTCAACATCTTCGAGCGCGGCCTCATAGCTGCCGAAAGTAGCCCTGACTGATGCTGCTTTTTTGATGCTCTCCCGGGCGTTCTTGATTGTCCGGTCCGGGTTATCCATGCCGATGGTACCGAAAGCAACCTGGAAAGGATCGCCACCATTCGCCAGCAAATAACGCGCGTAACGTTTCTCGGCCTCTTTTGGGGAGATTTCAATTTTCTCCAGCGCGGCTTCGGCTGCGTCCAGATGTGCGGGTTCGTTCAGACGGATCACCTCCAGCACCCAAAGATAAGCGTCAGTCTGCTTATGCCCGGTGATTCTCCGTTGCTCGGGCAGAGGCTTGATGTTTGCGAGGGCGGAGCTGTGCGCTGCCGTCGGGATGGTGAATAGTGCTTTATGTTCGTTGTTATCAGTACGCATTACGCAGCCGCCTTTTTCTTGAAGAAAACCACCTCACGAACCTGATCGCCGTTCATGAGCATGTCGTTAAAATCCCCGTTATCCGGGTAGTAGATGCTGATTTTTTCCAGGTCATTTTTTGCCAGTAAGTTGGTATGGGCGCATTCCGTGGCCGCAGCCAATCCGGTGGCGCTGTTTACGTCTCGATCTGCGAAAATAATCAAATTTTTCACACCTGCAGGAACACGGAATTTCTTCATGAATCCGCTGGTCATGGTGGCCCAGGTGTTAACGTTGTAGAGCTGCTTGCAGGAAAGAGCTGTTTCGATACCCTCAGCAATTCCGAGGGTCGTCGCTACCGGGAACATACGGATAGCAACCGAACGAGCGTGATCAAGATAGTTATCTTCCTGCAGCGATTTCTGGCGCTTGGCGCTGGCCCCGATGTCAGCCTTCTTTGCACCATCGAGTAACGTCTGGTGGAGGTAACACAGCTCCCCTTTATCGTCTGTTGCCAGTGAATAAATAGACTGGTACACCCGTCCGTTATGCCGTTGCTTGGGGTTGAGTCGCACAGCCTCAGCTGGAAGCTGATAAATACCGCGTGAGTTCAGGTATTCAGCGCCGGATGTACCACGCAGAGGAGACATTTTTGCAAAGTTGTTAAGTACCTTTTTCCTCAGCTTAGACGCGTCGCTAGTCTCGGGAATTTTGTCACGTCGGAACGTATTGCCGATCAGTGCATCGATTTCCCGGCAAACCTCGTTGAATGGTTTGCCCTGGGTTTCGGTAACCAGCTTAAGCCCGTCACCGCTGCCGCAGGTGCAGATCCATGTTCCCGCGCCGTCGCGGTCATCGATGCGGAACTTTCCAATCGAATCACACAGCGGGCATTTCCCTCTAAAGTGATTTTTACCAGTGATCGGCGGCAGTCCGTAATGCTCAAAAATCATGGCCCACTGGCCTTTTGCTGCTTCTACCGTTTTCATACTCGTTTTCCTAACTGCTGTCTGATATCACTGACGCGATTAAGCGCCTGCTGAATTCTTTCTTGGGTAGGCAGCTCTTCTGCCTGTGCCTGCTGGCGCTGCTCTTTTTCGATTCGTCTAGCGAAGCTGATCCGCTTGTGCTTAATGAAGTTTGAAACTGTCGGCGTGATATCCATCGGGTAATCGCTCAGTCCGTTCGGCCATTCGCCAAAACGTTCGCGGAAGGTGTGAGCACACCAGGCATCGCTGACAGGCTTTTTCCCCAGCGATACGCGCTGGCGCTGATAGAATTTGATCTGACTCCACCAGGCTTGTTTCTCTTCCTTCGTCGGCTGTCGCTGCTCGCCCCCAAGTTTTTTGAGTTTTCGCCCGGTGTCGGTATCAATGTCCTCACCGGCCAGCGGCTTGTGGCCACATTTAGGGCAGACATAGACGCCAGCAGGCTTCATGAAGTGGCATTGCGAGCATTCGTGAGGCAGCTTTTCTGCTCGTTCCTCAGCTGCGCGGCGCGCGCCCTCCTCCATCCCGTCTGATTTACCCGGAAGATCGTCATATTCGATAGAGTCCGGATAACCCAGGCGGTGCACGGTGCCGCTGTGATCGAAGATGAGGCAGGACTCTTTACCCGGTGCGGTGCGCAAGCCACGCCCGAGCGCCTGCAGCCAGCGAATTTCGCTCTTAGTTGGCCTGGCGTAGATGATGCAGCGAACATCGCTGTCGAACCCGGCAACCAGCACACCTACACTGACGATGATTTTTGTGGCGCCAGTTTCGAAGCGGTGAATGATGGTTTGGCGTTCTTCCGCAGGCGTATCTGCAGTCATAACCTCTGCATTTACGCCAGCCTGGTTAAACTGAATAGTCAGAAAATTAGCGTGGTCTACGTTGACGCAGAACGCGATTGTCGGCAGGTCCCGGCCGTTCTCCAGCCAGTTTTGGACGATATCGCCCACCAGCGTTGAACCGCACATGATTTCCGCCAGCTGCGCCTCGTTGTAGTCGGTACCGTACTGCAGGGACGGAGAGGTTTTAACCCCTTTCAGATCCGGCTTTGTGGGGGCGTAAAATTCGTATTTGCTCAGGTCGCCGCGCTGGATCAGCTCGCCGATGGTGGTTGGCTTAATCAGTCGGTCATAGTATTTGCCCAGGAACGGGGAAAACGGTGTCCCCGACAGCCCGATCACTTTCACGCCTTTTTCGCGCAGGCGTTCGATATCATGCAGGATGCGTTTTTTTCGCAGGTGAGCTTCGTCGATAATCAGCAGATCGATATTGTCAGGGAAAACGCGACGAATAAGCGTATCGGCGCTGGCGATTTGTATTTTGAGGGTAGGATCGTAGTTTGGGTGATCCGCCCAGACATAGCCGATTTCATCACCCGGCAACCCATACTCCACAAAACGCTTTGCAGTTTGGGTTATGAGGATCTGGTAAGGCGCGCAAAACATTACCCGCATGCCACGACTAACGAACCCGGCAACGATGAAGGCGGCCAGTCCCGTTTTACCGCTGCCCGTCGGCGAGTACACCATGAAGGTTTCTGTATCCTTCCAATTACGGCGCAGCTGGTTAAGTGCTCGTTCCTGTGCAAAATTCGGTGTGATCGTCAGCTCCATTGTGCGGACCCCGCGGTGATGAGATAATAATTCTGTGATGTGGTTTTCATGGATTCCCCCTCACATGGCTGGTGGCCTCCCCAAAGGCTGCCAGCCTCCCTTCTGATTCAGCTCCCCTGAAAAATCACTCTTCCAGAAAGAACCCTTTTTGTTTCTCAGCGCCTGAGCGCCTTGTACTACCTTGCTGATACAGGCGTTTTTTTAATTGCGCCCTTAAGACAGTGGTCTACTTAACCAATGGATCTCTCCTGTTGGAAAAGACCCTATTCCTGCCCCTACACCCAATCCCCCCTTACCCCCCTTTCCCTCTTCCCCATAAAAACGTACTACTTACCTAGTACATACGGAAAATTGAGTTAGTGGGTTGCCAACCTGAACAGGCACCTTTAAGCCTGCTTTTGTCCGGGTACCTTTAAACCCGCAACAATCAGGAACGCGTTGGCGTTCCGGCCAGGGGAGGTTCGGCGGTATACCCCTGTAAAGCCCTGCCGTGATTTCTCACAAACAGGCGAAGCCGCATATTTGCTTCATGTCTTGCCCGGTTCTCCTTGCGGAAAGAAACGGGCTCGGCTTCAAACGATTCCTGATACACAGCTGCATAACGCTGAATTGCTTTTTGGCGTGCTGCTGGCGCCAGGCTCAGTAACTGCTGCTTGATCCATTCGGCATCCGCTTGGCAAAATGCGGACGGCAAAATGCTGTGTAAATCAGGTTCTGGTTTCATTGCTTCGCCGCTTAGATGGGAACGCTTTATTTTCAAAAGCCGAAACATTCCCCTCCTCTGAAATCACAACAAAGATCTCCCTACCGGCTCTTAAAGCTTTGCTTATGGCAATCTGCGTTACTCCTAGTGCTTCGCCAGCTCTTACCTGGCCGTGCTCTTTCACGTATTCCCCAAGAGTTATCTGGTTCATAATTCACCACCCGTTAAATACTACCAAAAGTACTAAAATTGATAGTACTATAGGTATGAGACATTTTCAAACTAAAGGTATTAAAATTACACCATGACAACTCAAAGACGCCTGACGACAGAACAGCTAAGAGATGCGGAACGCCTCAAGGCTTTGTATGAGTCGAAGAAGAAAGAATTGAGCATTACCCAGCAGCACATAGCTGAAGAAATGGGAATCACTCAAAGTGCTGTAGGGCATTATTTAAATGGAAGAAATGCCCTCAATGTGAGTTCTGCCATGATGTTTGCAAAAATACTTAATGTGCAGATCGGGGATTTCAGCCCCTCCCTGGCAAAAGAAGTTGGATTGATGCACTCCTATGCTGAGAATGTGAACTTCATAGGCGGCAACGAAAATAACACCTCTTACCCTGTCATAAGTTGGGTCAGCGCAGGATGCTGGACAGAAGCGCTAGAGCCTTATGCTATGAAGGATATAGACGAATGGATAAGTTCTGATGCGCACATCGAAGGAACGGGTTTCTGGCTAAGAGTAAGGGGTGATTCCATGACATCGCCTGTAGGGATCAGCATCCCTGAGGGGATGGCAATACTGGTGGACACTGGCAAATCTCCCATCAATGGGAGCCTTGTTGTTGCAAAGTTAGAAGATACAAACGAAGCAACGTTCAAAAAGTACATTGAGGATGGAGGGCAAAAGTTCCTGAAGCCGCTTAATCCAATGTACCCCCTCACACCTATCAATGGTAACTGCAAGATAATTGGAGTTGTTGTTGAGGCCAAATATCGCTTCATGTAATCAATAAAACCGGGGATAACCCGGTTTTTTTTCAAACTAAATCACCTTAAAATTCAATAACTAGTACTACTTGTTATGAATAGCACAATCAATTAGTATTGCAAATACTAGTACTTGGAGTACTATTAACTTATCGGCAAACAACGGAGCCAATAAGATGAATATAACCTCCCAACCAAACTCAGCAAGCCAGGAATTTGATATCCACGCCAAGCTCAAAGCATCCAATTCGCACTGGTCTTATTGTTATGCGGTGCAGCCTTGCGAGAAAGGATTTAATTACCAATCTAATACAACATTTGTTGGAGAGATGGAGTTCGCCGTTTACGAACGCATCGATAATTATTTTGTATTAGTTGATTTCTTCAAGTCATATGATGAGGCATGTGATGATGCTAAAAAAATCATTGATGACCATCCTGACATTAAGAAAATGTTCTCTGCTATTTAACTAACTAATTAAGTCAATTATTAATAATTAACACCTTTTTGGGTGGGGAAAAACTCACCCTGAGGAAATGAAAATGCAAAACGCTATCGCGATTAATCAGCCAATAAAAACTCCTCAAATGCTGTTCGGTTCAGACAATATTAACGACTTTGGTAACCGCGTTCAGAGCTGCCGGATGGAAGGTGATTCAATGCAACCGACCATCGAACCATGTGAGGTTGTGGCGTTCGTTGATTGCGGTGGCCGTGCGCTCACTCCTGGCATTTATGTTTATACGATGGATGTTTTCAGTCGCCCATGTCTGTTCATTAAGAGAATAGAGCCATTAGTTTGTGGTTCGTTGAAAATTATTTCTGACAACCATCATTACGAAACATTCACCCTCAACACCGATGAACTGAAAGATATCAAAATTCACGGTCGGGTAGTCGCTTCTTTGGCAGTGAGGCGCTTCGTATGACTTTCATCATTGATAAATCGGCATATAGAACAGCATGCCTTTATGCGGCCAGCGGTTACGAGGTAATCGCTCGTCTTTATCTTAAAAAAGCATATGGTCGTTAATTATGGGCGTTTTAAAAAGACAGGATATTCAGGAAGTGAATATCAAAGCGGAGAAGTTGTCAGGCTTGTCGCAAACATTATTTGAATATCACGACAAGTTAGACAGATTTCAACTCAAAACAATATGCGCTCTGGTTTATGACCTCGCCGCAGAGATTCATGGATGGACCGAAAAAGAAGAGGAAATAGTTATGAGTTTGGAGGAGGAACAGCGCAATGGATAAATTAATCGAGACATATCGCCGCCGAATTTTAAAAGCTGCGTTATTACGCCACCAGCGTAAAACAGGCAGTAACTGCCTTGTTATAAAGCTCAATAAAGGCGGCATTAACACAGTCGAGTTAACAGAGATTTTACTTGATGGATTATTACGAAAATTCGAAAGGCTTGCGATCAGTGAGTACGGGAATGTCGAAGGCGTAAAAGCTATCAAGGGAATTTACAGCAGCGCTGTTGATGTTAATGGCAGCGGTGAATTCCTCACAGATAGCGGAAAGGAATTAATCGACGAGCTCATTTCTGAGCTGGTTGAGTTCGTCAAAAAACAAAAAGTGGAGGCCAGGATCTGATGGCGCTGACAGCGATACGAATTCCTGAGTGGGTACACCTGCAGGCGGTCCATGTACTCCGCCAGTTCAGGGCCAGGAGGATTCATCCCTGCCGTATGCACGGCTCCGGAAACCTGAGCCTGAGGGTTAATCGCCGCTGGCGGCTGCTGTCCCGAGACGGCGGCCAGAACTGGGAAGTAATGAGCCATGAACGATACAGCAAAGTTAAGGACCGGAAATGAACGATAAACGCACCGTAAGCATGATTGACCAGGCATTACAGAAACACGATACGCCAGTTGGCCCGCTGTTCGTGGCAGTACGCCACGGGCGCATTAAAAAATGCTTCACTCGAGACACAGCGATCCGGTATCTGGCGTTCTTCATGACTTCAGAATCATTTGAACGCTCCGGATTCGAGCAGCGTCACCCGGATGTGCAGGCAGTCCATCCTCTTAAGCCAGAGCTGAATTGTTGGCAGCGTGGCGGCGTAACGACCGAGTATTTCATGGCACACCAGCGTTGTGTTCGCCGTCTGCGTCGCATCCTGGCGCGCAAGCGAGAAATGGAGAAATGGTGTGAGAAATGGGACGCGATGCATGACCGATTCGTTAAAGAGGTTGATGCACTGCAGGCCATCAAGCCGAAAGGAGTTCAGTGATGGTTAATTCAGCCTTTAATCCGGAGCCGACATCAACAGGCATCCGTTTTGGTAACCGCGTCATTGGTTATTCCGTCGCGGTTCGCCAGCTCGACAATGGCAACTATGACAAACGAATTCCGGATGGATTAGATCTGCTGGCTTGCATCATGGAAGCGATTGAAAGCGGCTGGTTTACCCCGGGCATCGAGAGCGAAATCATCATTTGGCGCTGGATGCTTGTTGCCGTCTTCATTACCGAGGAGCAGGCAAAGAACGGCACAGTTGAGGTTGCCAACGATTCTGGAGGGTTTGACACCGCAGTTATCTACTCCGGACAGCACGGTTCAATCAGTGTTTATCCTGCGCCAGAGCGGTTCGCACTCTCAAGCCATGTGGAAGGGTTAGCTATTGAGAAATACGGTCAGGAACTCGGCCAGCAGATGGCGCTGCGCATGTACCGGGACATGTTAGATACGGACGCTGAGAACGGGCTTCGACTCTCAAAAATGGGGCGGGAAGGTTTTAATCTCCTGCATGACAGCTTCATTGAACAGATTCAGAAAGAAGGTATGCCTGACATGCCTGTTATGCACTGAGGAGGACGAAAATGAACACTGTAACGATCAACAACAAACAGCTGCCGGCAGTCGAGTATCGCGGTCAGCGCGTTGTGACGCTGGCGATGATTGATGAAGTCCACCAGCGACCTGATGGAACTGCTGGACGTAATTTCCGAGAAAACAAGTCTCGACTTATTGAAGGAGAGGACTACTTCGAATTAGGTTCCGACGAAATTCGTCGACACCTCCCTGACGGTACTTTCTCCAAATTTGCAGCATCAGGAATTGTACTGGTCGAATCCGGTTATCTGATGTTGGTGAAATCCTTTACCGACGATCTGGCCTGGCAGGTTCAGCGCGAACTGGTTAACAGCTATTTCCGCACTCGCGCACCGCTGACGGAAATCGAGATGATCGCTGCAATGGCCGCCGACGCCGTTCGCCAGCAGAAGCGCCTTAATCATGTTGAAGAGCAGATCGAAACGGTCACAGAAGCTGTGGAGAACATCAAACGCGGGACCATGCGCGCCGGATATGTCGGTTACCGCCAGGTAGTAGCCAAAAGCGGAATGAGTGACGCCAAGTGCCGGAATTTGGTCAATGCCTACCGCATCCCGACAGACACGCACGAATTTATGACTCCAGACGGGTTGTTGTCACGTAGGGCTATCGTCGAACTGGAGCCGTTTATGACCGCATTTCGCCAGATGATGTCAGAAGCTGAACCGCGTGGCACCCGCTGGTATCACCCTAAAATGGGCCTGTTCCAGGCGATTGGGTGGGAGGGTTAAGAATGCACAAATTCTTCGTGGAGACAGACAACCTGAACACTATCAGCGATTGCCTGCAGCAACTTGTTAACGCAGAAGAAGCGCAGCTCAGTATTGAAGAGCAACTGGCGAGATCGAACAGCAGTAGTGACTGGAGTACATGGCGCAAAAAGGCAGAGAACGCTCTGCGGCTGATCAAAGGGAAGCGTCGCATCATCACAGCCCGTCTGGCAGTCCTGCGTCATGAGGAAAAAGAACGCAACATGGATCTGCACCAGCAGCACAACGACTTCCTGGTTCAGGCTCTGCGCGAAATTGTAACGCCCTCCTCTTTTGCGCGTTGCGTGCGTCTGGCTAAAGAGAAAATGGAGGAGATCCATGCAAACCAGTGCTGAAATCGTTCTTCTGGTGCCGAATGACTGGGTTAGCGAAAAGGTTCTGATTGTGGTTACCGGGCTAAAGCCCGGAACCATCACCCGCGCCAGAAAAGAATCCTGGATGCTGGGCCGCGAGTACCTGCACATTTCACCAGATGGTAATCCCAAGCCTTCGAGCGAATGCATGTACAACAGGAAAGCCGTTGATCAGTGGATCGAGGCGCAGAAAAAAAATCAACCAGGTGCGAAGACAGCATGAAAAGCAGTACACTCGTCCACGCTCCTGGACGTCAGGAGGGATCAATGGCTAATGCATCATACCCGACAGGCGTCGAAAACCACGGCGGTTCGCTCCGCATCTGGTTTCTGTATAAAGGTAAACGAGTCAGGGAAAACCTCGGTGTCCCTGACACTGCAAAAAATCGCAAGATAGCTGGTGAGCTGCGTTCTTCGGTTTGTTTTGCGATAAGGATGGGGAATTTTAACTATGCAGAAAAATTCCCAAACTCACCGAACCTTGCCCGGTTCGGTCAGGATAGAAAGGAAATTACTGTGCTGGAGCTTACCGAAAGATGGTCAGAGCTGAAGAGGATGGAGATCAGTTCTAATACCATGAGTAGGTACGAATCCATCATAAAAAACATGCTTCCGCGCATCGGCGAAAATAAAATGGTTTCTGCGGTTACCACTGAAGATTTGCTGTATGTCAGGAAGGAGTTGCTGACGGGCTTCCATGTAATGAAGAAGGATCACCGGACACAGGTAAAAGGCCGGAAGTCTTCCACGGTGAATAATTACATGATGCTGATGGCCGAGATCTTCCAGTTTGGAGCTGATAACGGCTACGCAAAGGAAAACCCGTTTAGCGGAATTAACCGTCTCAGGAAGGCAAAAGACGAACCAGATCCACTCACGACAGACGAGTTCATCAGGTTCATTCAGGCATGCGGCCACCAGCAGATGCGAAATCTCTGGACCGTCGCCGTTTATACCGGAATGAGGCATGGGGAATTATGTGGTCTTGCATGGGAAGACGTCGATCTCACCGCGGGAACCATTACGGTTAAGCGCAACCTTACCCAAACGTATGAGTTCACCCTGCCAAAAACCGAGGCAGGCACTGACAGGGTGATTTATCTCATACAACCAGCTATTGATGCCCTTAGGGATCAGGCCCAACTGACGCGCCTTGGCCGGCAGCATGAAGTTGAAGTGAATTTGCGTGAATATGGCCAGTCAGTCATACATCCATGCACTTTCGTTTTCAGCCCTCAATGCGTCAAGCGTGGGTCTCGCACAGGATATCACTACGCGGTTAATTCGATTAATAAAATTTGGGCTCCGATAATCAAGCGCGCCGGTATTCGTTACCGCAACGCTTATCAGTCACGGCATACCTATGCGTGCTGGTCATTATCAGCTGGTGCTAACCCGAATTTTATAGCAACTCAGATGGGGCATACCGATGCACAGATGGTTTACAAGGTGTATGGAAAGTGGATGTCAGAGAAGAGTGGAGAGCAGGTTGCTCTGCTCAACCAGGCGCTTTCACACACTGCCCCATCACTGCCCCAAAGCATGGTAATAGCGCAGTAGAAAACCTTAAATTCAAGTGGTTAGCATCGTTACTGCTACATTTGTATAACACGGGGCACGAAATGCTCTCGACCATAAAGTGTGCTTATGTTGTGATCGGGGTTCAATAAATCACTAAACAAGGTATACTCCGGAGTTGTTTATTGTACTAAACGCTCCCGTGAGAGGATGCTACAGCGCACCTATGACTCAATTCGCTTCTCCGGTTCTGCATACGTTGCTGGATACCGACGCGTATAAACTGCATATGCAGCAAGCCGTTTTCCACCATTACTATGACGTTCACGTCGCGGCGGAATTCCGCTGCCGTGGTGACGACTTGCTCGGTATCTACGCAGACTCCATTCGTGAACAGGTCGATGCGATGCAGCATCTGGCGCTCACCGATGACGAATATCAGTGGCTTTCTGGCCTGCCTTTCTTTAAAGCGGACTATCTGAACTGGCTGCGCGACTTCCGCTATAAGCCTGAACAGGTCACCGTGACCAACGAAAACGGCAAGCTGGATATTCGTCTTGAAGGTCCGTGGCGGGAAGTGATCATGTGGGAAGTGCCGCTTCTGGCCGTCATCAGCGAGCTGGCTCACCGCTACCGTTCGCCTGAAACGGGCGTCGAACAGGCGGTCGCCTCGCTGGAGAACAAACTTGAGGCATTCTCAACGCTGACCGAAGGGCTGGATATGTCCCGCTTCCGCCTGATGGATTTCGGCACCCGTCGCCGCTTCTCTCGCGAGGTTCAGCAGGCTATCGTTGAACGTCTGCAGCAGGAGTCGTGGTTCGTGGGTACCAGCAACTACGATTTGGCGCGTCGCCTCAACCTGACGCCAATGGGCACCCAGGCGCACGAGTGGTTCCAGGCGCATCAGCAAATTAGCCCGGACCTGGCTAACAGCCAGCGTGCGGCGCTGGCTGCGTGGCTTGAAGAGTACCCGAATCAACTCGGGATCGCCCTGACCGACTGTATTACGATGGATGCCTTCCTGCGCGACTTTGGTCCCGAGTTCGCTGAGCGTTACCAGGGGTTACGCCACGACTCAGGGGATCCGGTTGAATGGGGCGAAAAGGCGATTGCCCATTACCAAAAACTCGGCATTGACCCGATGAGCAAGGTGCTGGTCTTCTCCGATAATCTCGACCTGGCGAAAGCCGTCGAACTGTATCGTCATTTCAATGCCAGAATTAATCTGGGCTTCGGGATCGGTACCCGGTTGACCTGCGACATTCCTCAGGTAAAACCTCTGAATATCGTGATAAAGCTGGTGGAATGTAACGGCAAGCCGGTGGCAAAGCTCTCCGACAGCCCGGGTAAAACCATCTGCCATGACAAAGCGTTTGTTCGCGCATTGCGCAAAGCGTTCGATCTCCCTCAGATCAAAAAAGCCAGTTAA